TCATCTGACGCATTTTTTAAGCAAAGAGATAAGCTAAAGCAGGCAATGTCAATAAGAAACCCCATTGATAATTTTAGAAGATTTGAAGAAACGTTTAAGCCAGACCCAGAAAAAATTTATTATGTTCACGCTGACCTTGCACAAAAGCATGACAAGTGTGCTGTTGCAATTGCTCACGTAGAAAAATGGGTAAACATTCAAGTTATAAAAGACTACGAACAAATTGCCCCAGTTGTGATTGTAGATGCAGTTGCCTGGTGGGAGCCAAGGGCAGAAGGTCCAGTAAACTTATCAGAGGTAAAGCAATGGATACAGAATCTAAGAAGGGTTGGATTTAACATAGGAATTGTCTCATTTGACCGCTGGCAATCATTCGACATCCAGAATGAGCTAAAGGCTGTAGGCATGAGAACAGATACTGTTTCAGTTGCTAAAAAGCATTATGAAGACATGGCAATGTTGGTATATGAAGACAGATTGGTAATGCCATCCATTGATCTTTTATTTGAAGAGCTTACAGAGCTAAAAATTATGCGTGGTAATAGGGTTGACCACCCACGCAAAAAATCAAAGGACTTAGCAGATGCCGTTTGTGGTGCTATTTATGGTGCAATTTCTCATACTCCAAGAAACCTTAATGAAGAAGTTGAGATTCATACTTTTAGAGATAGGCCAAAAACAGCACTTGAAATTCAAGATAAAAACGTGATACAATATAGGACCAAACCATCCGAAAAAGATGTTGAGGATTACTTAAATCAGTTTAATTTGTTATAGGAGTGAGAGAATTGTCTTTGCCAATCTCTCTCGTATACTTTTCAAATTATTCTGAAAACACTAAAAGATTTGTAGAAAAGGTAACAGATGCAGGAATTCGTATTCCAGTTCGTTCTAGCGATGCCATTAGCTTTACTGTGGATGACGAGTACGTCCTTGTTTTACCTACTTATGGTGGCGGAAATGAATCGCCAGCCATCCCCAAATCAGTAAAATTATTTTTAAACAATTCTCATAATAGAGATTTGTTACGTGGTGTCATTGGAACTGGCAACACAAACTTTGGCGAACACTATTGTAAGGCAGCAGATATGGTATCTGCTAAAACTGGTGTACCAGTGATTGCCAGGGTAGAGTTATTGGGTACCCCAGAAGATGTAGAAATAATTAAACAAAGGTTGGAAACATTATATGGAAACTAAACTAAGCTATCACGAGCTAAATGCCATGCTGAACATTTATGATGACAATGGCCAAATCCAGTTTGACAAAGATAAGGCCGCTACCAAGGCATACTTTCTAGATCACGTAAACCAGAACACCGTCTTCTTTCACAGCCTGGAAGAAAAGCTTGGATATTTAGTTGAAAATGACTACTACGAAAAGTCAATTTTGGATCAGTATTCTCCAGAATTTATTAAAGATTTGTTTAAGCACACATATAGTTATAAGTTTAGATTTCCAACATTTGTAGGAGCATACAAGTTTTATACCCAGTATGCCCTAAAAACATTTGATGGAGAGAGATACCTAGAACGATTTGAAGACCGTGTTGCAATGAACGCCCTGATGCTCGCTATGGGCGATGAACAATTTGCAAAAGACATTGTTGATGAAATTATTACTAATAGATTTCAACCAGCTACGCCCACTTTTCTTAATGCAGGCAAGAAGCAAAGAGGAGAGTTTGTCTCCTGCTTCCTGCTTCGTGTAGAAGATAATATGGAGTCTATTGCACGTGCAGTTACTTCCTCCTTGCAGCTATCTAAGCGTGGCGGTGGCGTTGGTCTTAACCTTACAAATATACGTGAGCTTGGTGCACCAATTAAGAAAATTGAAAACCAGTCATCTGGCATTATTCCAGTAATGAAAATGCTTGAAGATGCATTCTCCTATGCCAACCAGCTGGGTGCAAGGCAGGGTGCGGGTGCTGTTTACCTAAACGCTCACCACCCAGACATCATGCGATTCCTTGACACCAAGCGTGAAAACGCAGACGAAAAGATTCGTATCAAGACCCTCTCAATCGGTGTTGTGATCCCAGATATTACCCTAGAGCTTGCAAAAAATAACGATGACATGTACTTATTCTCTCCATATGACGTTGAAAGAATATATGGAAAGCCAATGTCTGATATATCTGTTACAGAGCTTTATAATGAAATGGTAGACGATCCACGAATTCGTAAGTCTAAGATTAAGGCACGAGACCTATTCCAAAGAATAGCAGAGCTGCAGTTTGAGTCAGGGTATCCATATATTGTCTATGAAGATAATGTCAACAAGGTAAATCCAATTGAGGGCAGGATTAATATGTCCAACCTATGCTCTGAAATCCTGCAGGTAAATACTCCAACTACTTACAATAATGATATGTCATATAAAGATATTGGTAAAGACATCTCTTGTAATCTTGGATCATTAAATATAGCTAAAGCTATGGAGTCTCCAGATTTTGCTAAGACGGTGGAGGTTGCTATTCGTGTGCTAACCTCTGTGTCAGAGCAATCATATATTGACTCTGTAATGTCAGTTGCAGAGGGAAATAGAAAGTCCAGGGCAATTGGCCTTGGACAGATGAACCTACACGGATATTTTGGAAAAGAAAGGATGCATTATGGAAATGAAGAATCAGTTGACTTCACGAACATTTATTTCTACACAGTGCTGTACCATGCACTCAGAGCAAGCAACAAGCTTGCAATTGAAACCAGCTCGCCATTTGAAGGGTTTGAAAAGTCTAAATATGCGTCTGGTGAATTCTTTGACAAGTATATACACCAAGAGTGGAAGCCAGCGACTGAAAAAGTTGGCAGAATTTTTGCTGAGGCAAAGATTCATGTACCTACACAAAAAGACTGGCAGGAGCTAAAAGACTCCGTGATGAAGCACGGTATCTACAACCAGAACCTGCAGGCTGTTCCACCAACTGGTTCAATTAGCTATATCAATAACAGTACTAGCTCAATCCATCCTATTGCTGCACAGGTTGAGATTCGTAAAGAGGGTAAAATGGGAAGGGTCTACTACCCAGCCCCATATCTAACTAACAATAATCGTGAATATTTTATGGATGCCTACGAGATTGGTCCTGAAAAAATTATTGATATTTATGCTGCTGCACAACAGCATGTTGACCAAGGCCTATCGCTAACACTATTCTTTAAAGACACCGCCACAACTCGTGATGTAAATCGTGCACAGATTTATGCATGGAAAAATGGAGTTAAGACAATTTATTATATTAGAATCCGTCAGCAGGCTCTGCAGGGCACAGAGATGGAAAATTGCGTAAGCTGCATGCTATAAGGAGAATGATGATTACAAGACCAATTAACTGGAACAAGGTAGAAGATCCTATTGATTTAGAGGTATGGAACAGGCTGACTCAAAACTTCTGGCTACCTGAAAAAATTCCACTATCTAATGATATTCAGTCTTGGTCTACGCTGAGGGACAATGAAAAGCTTCTCACCATGCGTGTATTTACTGGACTAACCATGCTTGACACTATCCAGGGTACAGTAGGCTCAATGTCCATCATGCCAGATGCAATTACACCACATGAAGAGGCAGTAATCACTAATATTGCCTTTATGGAGTCTGTACATGCCAAGTCATACTCTAGTGTATTTTCTACCCTTACTTCTACTCAAGAAATTGAAGATGCCTTTAGGTGGTCTGAAGACAATGAGTTTTTGCAAAAGAAGGCAGCTATTGTACTTGAAAGGTACCGTGGAGATGATCCACTACAAAGAAAAATTGCTTCCACATTTTTGGAATCATTCTTATTTTATAGTGGTTTTTATTGGCCAATGTATTTATCTTCCAGAGCAAAGCTAACAAATACTGCAGATCTTATTAGACTAATTATCCGTGACGAAGCTGTACATGGCTACTACATTGGATATAAATTTCAAATCGCATACAACAGGCTTGACTGGAATAGCCAGCAAGACCTAAAAGACTGGGCATATGGCTTTTTGATGGAGCTGTATGAGAATGAAATTAGGTATACAAGAGAGCTGTATGATGAGGTGGGGCTTACAGAAGATGTTAAAAAGTTTTTGCATTACAATGCCAACAAGGCCCTGATGAATCTGGGCTTTGATCCACTCTTTCCCAAGGAAGTCTCAGAGGTAAGTCCTGCAATCTTAGCGGCCCTATCGCCAAATGCTGACGAAAATCACGACTTTTTCTCTGGCTCAGGCTCCTCCTATGTGATTGGCAAGCACGAATCTACTACAGATGACGACTGGGATTTTTAGTGGTTGACAAAATAGCAAATATCTGGTAAAATAGATAGGTTATATAACAGGGTATGGCTAAAAATCATGTCCAAACTACAAAGAAGGAACATATATATATGACTACAATTAAGAAGTTGGCTATTGCACTATCTGTAGCCCTTGCTGCAAGCACTCTACCAGTTCTTGCAGCTTCTGCTAATACACAGACACTAACTGTGGCTGGAGTATCTGCTTCTGGAGGAACAACATCTGCAACAGCAGTTGCTCTTCCAGTGCCAGGCGACACAGTAACAGCATCTAATGCTCTCAGCATTTCTGTTTCTGGAGTTGTTGCTGGAACGACAGTATCTGCAACTGCTACAAATGCATTTCTACTAACTACTCTAACTGGTGCAACCAATGCATCTGGTTCAGCTGCAGTTACAGTAAATGCAAGCACAAGCGGTAGCGTAGAGCTGTTTGTATTTACCAAGACTACTGCAGTTGGTTCTGTTGTAGTTACAGTTGGAAATACTGCTACTACTTACTTTGTTAGGGGTACTGCTGGAGATGTTGTAAAGGTTGCACTTTCTGCACCAGCATCTGGTCTAGCTGGATCAACCCAGTCAGTAGTTGTATCTGCCTTTGACCGTTACGACAACGCAAAGGCATCTGGAACAGTAAGCCTAATTGTTAATTCAAATGGTGTAATCACTACGCCAACTGCAACAACTGGTGCTGCTGGTACAGTTAGCTATGTTGTTACCCTGCCATCCACTGGCTCTCTAGCCGTCACAGCATTTGCTGCTAGCTCTTCTGCTACAGCAGTTATTGCTGTAACACAGCCACGTAATTTGCAGGCAGAGCTGGACAAAGCACTTGCTGACCTAGCTGCTGAAAAGGCTGCACACGAAGTAACCAAGAATTTGGTAACTTCTATAAGTGCAGAGCTTGCTGCTGTTAAGTTAGAGCTTGCAACTAGCAAAGACCTTTCTGCAAAGGAAGTTCGTAAGCTAAAGTGGCAGTACAACACACTTGTAAAGAAGTACAATGTTGGAAAGCCAAGGGCTGAAAGACTAGCATTTATTAAGTAATTTCTTACTGAATAATATTAAGGGGCATGGATAAAACCGTGCCCCTTTTATTTTTATATAAACAAGTATAATAATACAAGCATACATTCCAGCTACCCCAATCAGGAGTGATACAAATTAAAAAGTCACACAGAGCCTTTGTTGCTCTAACTTTAGCATTTTTACCAACTTTTTTGGCTGCCGATCTGGCACACGCAGAAGGGTCTTCTACACAGGTTTCTGTAACGTTAACTTTAGATCAGCAAGTAACGCAAGCAGAAATCACTGTGACTACAGCTACATCTCAAATACAGGTTGTAACAGAAAACCTAGCTAGCACAAGTGCACTAATACAACAGCTTGTTAGTGGAGGGTCTGCAGATATTGCTTCTGTATCTGAAGTAATAACATTAGCTACCACAGCTGTAGCAGAGGCCTCCCAGGCTTTATCAAGTGCCTCTGACGCACTATGGGATGTCAAGCAAAAGCAAGACTCCTACCAGCTTGCAGTTGCCTCTTCACAGCTAGCAGATTCTAATTTAGCTGTGGCACAAACAAGTTATAGCCAGGCAGTAATTGACCTATCATCCATTAGTGCAGCGGTATCGGGACAGCAACAGATAGTTCAGCAAGAGCAGTCTGAGCTGAATGCCCTAACCAATGTGCCATCAAATAGTTTTCAAATATCTAGCCCAGGTTGGACAAACTCAGTAGAGGCAAGCACAGCATCTACTACTAGCGTTATCCTTCCACCAATGTGGGATGCATCTACAAAAATCGATGTTCCATTTGATATTAGAATGGGAAACACTTTATACGAAGGCCAAGGCAGTGCTAGTCAAATTTATGTAACATCTAAAGCATTTATTTCTTTTGGTCAGGGGGATCACACATTTTGGGATTGGCCACAGACAACTGGTATATATGTATACCAGTCTGACTGGATGACTGCAGGAGCAGGTGCATACACTAAAGTAACAACTACAGACAATACATTAACAGTTGAGTGGTCATTGCATAGATTTGGAGATAGCAATGGCCCACTAACAAGCGTGGTTTGGAATATGTTGGTTGATCCAGCTACTGGAGAATGGACTGGTTATTCAGAAATATCTGGAAATACAGAAGGTCTTTACGGTGGTCCAAGAATTGGCGTTAGATATTCTAATGGTGGCACTATATTTACAATGTCTCCAAGAATAGTAGACTCCGTTTCTGCAGAATTAATTGCTCAACAGCAACAGGTGGTAAGCTCTGAATCAGCAATATTGGTTAATTTACAAACACAGAAAAGCCTACAAACAATAGTTGTTCAGCAGGCATCTACTTCTCTTGCAGTTGCACAATCTGTATCGTCACAAGCTAATACGGTAGAAGCACAAGCATTATCAGAATTTACAACAGCATTACAGAACACACAAAATGTTATAAGTAATTTAATTATTGTTGTTGAAAACGCAGAAACAAAAGTTCAAACCGCATATGTGGTTACAACAAATGCTATTTCTAATTTGCCTGCCCCCACACCTGCCCCAGAACCAGTTGTAATTCCACAGCCTGAACCAACCCCAGAACCAACACCAGAACCTGAACCTACGCCTGATCCGACACCAGAACCTGAACCTACTCCAGAACCTGAACCTACGCCTGATCCGACACCAGAACCTGAACCTACTCCAGAACCTGAGCCTACTCCAGAGCCAGAACCAAGCCCTGAACCAGAACCAACAGAAGAACCAACGGAAGAACCAGTAACTGAGCCAGACCCTGCTCCAGAACCAGAACCCACACCAGAGCCAGAGCCTGCAGAACCAGAAGCACCAGTGCAGCTAAAAGAAGAGGTATCTGCTGAAAACATTGTTTCACTTGTTGAGGAACTTGCAAGTATTGAGCCTACACAATTAACTGAGGCACAGGCAGAGGCAATTAAAGAAGCTGCATTAGAAGTATTTGAAACAGCAGAGCCAGGCTCTGAGGCCTATGAGGCAGCCCTAGATGCATTGATGGTAGTTGCAGAAGCAGATGACTTAGAGTTGCCAGCTGAACTCGCAGAAATTCCACTGATTGGAAATGTTGCAGGAGCAGTATTAGAAGTATTTAATAATCTTGGAAATGTTGGTGCAGACATGTCACCAGAAATCCGTGAAAAATCAGAAGATGTTGTTGTTGCAGCAGTCATTGTTGGACAGGTTGCAATAACAGCTACAACAACAGCTGCCACGGCAGCATCAATAAGGAGGCCGTAAATGAAGAAATTTCTAGCTGGATTGTTCAAAGATATCATTGACCAGTCCTGGACACTGCTTGGTATGGTAGTTGCCTGGCTAGTTTTGGAAGGCAGTGCCAGGGATCTAACTGGACTATTAATCTTGGTAACACTAGCTATCTGGATTATAACCTATCCAATTCGTAGAGAAAAAGACGAAGAATAATTTGCGGTATAATATACCCATGATTAAAAAGACTATTACCCTAATTGGTGTATCCATTTTAGCCTTTACCCTTTCTGGATGTGGCTATGATGGTCACTATAGATACCCCTGCCAGGACCCAGCTAACTGGGGAACTGAGGAGTGCGTTCCACCAGTCTGTGAGGCTGCAGGCACATGCACAACAGATTTGCTTGGATATGACCCATTGGCTACAGAATCTGCTACAATAGAAGAGGAAATTGTTGAAGAAGCAACAGAGTCCGAAACAGTAGAAGTTGAGGAATAATGGGAAAAAGATATACATCATCAGAGCTAGAGGCTAGACTAAAGTTTTCTCTTGGTCTTATTCTTGGATCTATTTTATTGATGACAGCAGTGGGTATTTTGTATGCCTTAATTTTTGTAACCCAGCCAATTGGTGCACAATCTGAGAACGACAAGATGTTCTTTAATGTTCTTGGAAGCATTGCAACCTTTATTACTGGTACTTTGGCAGGTATTCTAATTGGCCAAAATGGCAAAAATGAAGAACCAGCCGTAGAAGAAGCTGTGGAATCAGAGCCAGAATTTGAAGAAGGCCAAGAAGAACAGTAAAATATATTTGACAAACCCCTTTGTGTTTTGTATAATTGATACATAATACAGAGGGGTTTCTCATATGAGTGACAATACTAATACTGATCTAGACAAGCTTCAGTTTTGGGCTTGGTTAGAGATGGGTATAAATAAGGGCTGGGTAACTGAGCCATTTTGTAACACTCACGATGGTGACCCGCATATGACAGAAGAAGAAGAAAAAGAGTGGGAAGATGGGGGAGACCCATGCTTGCACGTAATTAAACTAATAGATAAATAAATTGAAGGGTATAAAAAATATGAAGAAACTAGCAATCATTATTGCTACTATTTTTGCACTAGTTGGCATTGCACCAGCTCAGGCAAATACTCAGGGTGCCATAGCAATCATTGATGTTAACTTTGAGTCACAACTAATTGATGGTCAGGTCACAGAGGTTTGTGTTACTTCTGTATCAGTATGTAATTCTGCGGTAGTCCCAAGAAATGCTTCTCAGTTTAAGGCATTTAATCACGGCACCATAATGGCAGATGTTGCAAGGGCAAGCAACCCATCGGCACACCTCATACTTCTTGAGGCTGGAACTACAAAAACTGGCGTTGTAACTGGAGTTCAGCTACTTGAAGCACTAAAGTGGGTATCTGCAAATGCGTCTCAATACAACATTAAGTCTGTATCATTTTCTTATAATGCAGGCAATGGATCTAGATGTACGCCATCTTCTCCAGGAGTAAATGTGCAGGTGGCACACAGTGGCATTGTAAACGCTATTGCTACACTAAAGAATGCTGGAGTTAAGTTCTATGCATCATCTGGAAACCATGTAAGAGGAAACCAGGTGGACTACCCAGCATGCATTTCTGACGCTATCGCTGTTGGGTCAACAGTGTATGCTGGAAGCACACAGCTATCTGACATTGTTTTATCTGGACCAACGCACACAAGCACAAGACTAAAGTCTGTTAGAACCGCATTGCAGGGACTGCACGATTCTTTTGCAATTACTCTTACTGATGCAAATCCAGTTATGGTTGGATTTACTACATCTGTAGCAACAGCTATTGCAGCAGCTACAAACAAGTAAATAGGCTATCCCCCTTAGCTCAATGGCAGAGCAGAGAGCTGTTAACTCTAAGGTTCGTGGTTCGAATCCACGAGGGGGAGCTAATGGTTAGTCTGCACCACTCTCCTAATGAGATAAAGCAGACAAATTGCGGATATTGCATAGTGGTAGTGCGTAACCTTGCCAAGGTTAATGTGCGAGTTCGATTCTCGCTATCCGCTCTGGCTCTGTAGCTCAGTTGGTAAGAGCACTACCCTGTCACGGTAGGGGTCGCCAGTTCAAGTCTGGTCAGAGTCGCTTGGTCCCATCGTCTAGTGGCCCAGGACGCTGCCCTTTCACGGCAGTAGCACGGGTTCGAATCCCGTTGGGACTACGCCGCCTTAGCTCAGTTGGCCAGAGCATCCGCCTTGTAAGCGGAGGGTCGTGAGTTCGAATCTCACAGGTGGCTCTCCTTATTAGTGATATAATTATTCAAAAGGAGATTTTATGGCTAAAGCACAAATGCCACTTTCTGGCTTGCTAGGCAAGCACTGGAGAGTAACTAGCTACATGGGTTGGAGAATTCACCCAGTAAAGAAAACACGCAAGCATCACAATGGAACTGACATTATTTATACCGCTGGAAAAGATCGTGGTATTTATGCTCCATATCCTGGAACAGTTACATATGCTGGACCATCCAAGACAAAACAAGACAACGGTGAGCCAAGTGGTTTTGGATATTACGTAAAGATTACGCATAACATTAATGGTCAATTTTATAGCTCTTTGTATGCCCACCTTGTTAAGGGTTCAATGAAGGTTAAGCAGGGTGATAAAGTTAAAGCTGGAGATCTTCTTGGAACGATGGGGACCAGCGGTATGAGCACTGGCGTACATTTGCACTGGGAAATTTGGAAGGGAAAGACACACGGATGGTCTGACGATGGCAAGGGATTCGTTGAGCCAATTGAGTTTATGAAGTCTCTAATTGCCCTTGAAGGTGCTGCAGATTATGCCAATGTTGGATCTGCTCCATCAAACAAGGCCAGCTCTCCTAATACACCAGGTGCAGCTGCAAAGCCAGTTGAGGCCAAGCCAAAGCCTGCAAAGCCTGCAGCTAAGCCAGCTGCTAAGCCCGCTACAAAGGCCACTCAGAAGCCCGCAAATGCCCCTAAAACGGCACATAAAGTTGTTTCTGGGGATACACTAAGCAAAATTGCATCTAGGTATGGAACCACAGTGCAAAAGCTTGTTAGTTTAAATAAGCTTAAAAATGCTAATCAAATCAAAGTTGGACAGATTATCAAACTAAGATAATGGCTATTTACGACTACAGATGTAAAGGCTGTAATACTTCTAAAACAATTTCTAGGGGTATTTCAGAAAAAGAGCAAATACCAAATTGTAATACTTGCAATGTTCCGTTAATTAGAGTATACTCTAATGTAGGAGTTACTTTTAATGGAAGTGGCTTCTATACTACGGACAAACGCTAAACCCAGGAGGGTATTTTGAGTATGATTTCACAGCTTACTGCTTCAAAGCCAGATAAAAATAAACCAAAAGAATGGACGCTGACTGCAGAAGACAGGTGTGATTCTGGGAATTGTGGTGCACAGGCATATGTAATGGTAACTGGTGTAAGTGGATCGTTGCATTTTTGTGGACATCACTATAATAAAATTATGGACAATGCAGTTGGCTATGACAAAATGATGAAGTTTGCCTACGAGATTGTTGATGAGCGAGACAGGTTAATTGAAAACCGCCTGATTGGAGAAAATTAATGTATGAGTATTTTGTTAAAGAGGTTACTAAAGTAGTAGACGGCGACACAATAGACGTTGTAATTGATCTTGGCTTTAGTATTATGTATGCTTCTAGGGTTAGGTTGGCGGGCATTGATACCCCAGAATCTAGAACGGCAGATAAGAAAGAAAAAGAACTAGGGCTAGAATCTAAAAAATATCTTGCAGATAGACTAAAGTCTGCTAAAAGAATTGTTATTAAAACTGAAAAGCTTGACAGCTCAGAGAAATATGGTCGTATCCTTGGATGGCTATACCTTGACGGAGACACGGTATCAGTAAATAATGAAATGATTAAGCATGGGTATGCCTGGGGATATCTTGGAGACACAAAGGTTAAGGATTTTAACGCACTAATGCAAGCCAGAAAAGAATTTAAGGCATAGCGTTGGAACAAAATGACGATATGCTTCAGCAACTAATTCTTGACGGGATGGTTGAATTTGCTGGCATTGATGAAAAAACTGGAGAAATG